TAGCTAATAAAGCTACAACAGAATTGTTTTATGACAATTAAGAACGCAATCCTTGACGCTCTAGATAAAAAATACGACGCTGCCATAGCGGAGGCTGACGCTACTATAAAAATATATTTAGAAAATTCAGTTGGTATTGGTGAACATCCACAACACATTGATGAAGTTGATAAATTAATGGGTAAGATCTGTCATAACAAAGAAAAAAAAGAAGAGCTTAAAAATTTTGCAGACAATTCCTGATACAATTACAATTATAAAAAAATTCTTCTTGAAACAGTTAGATAAATATTATGCTATTTTAGAACGTTGGTCTTCTAAACTTAATTCATGGTCTTGGCAAAAACGTTGGAAGAATCGTAAAGATGGCACAGGTTATTTAAATTAATCCATCACGTCTTAATTCTTCCGGTGGCCGTTGTGGGCTACACATTGGGCAATCAACTCGAATCATGTTACCCTCAGAAGTGTCCTTGTACACCCAGATCTCTCTTTTATCCTTACATCTCAAACATGATGTATTTCTTTCATCAAGTGGTATATATCTTTCAACCATGTGTCTCTCCCCAACTTAAACCTTTAGCCACATCAACTTTAAATGGCACTCTTAAATCTTCTATAGAATTTTCCATCTCTTTTTTAATTTTAATTATATCATCATCACCATAAATACTAAAACATAATTCATCATGAATTTGTAACATAGGCAAAAACCCAGCGTTGTAACAATCAATCATAGCTTGTTTGGCTTGATCAGCTGCTGATCCTTGAATTAATCTATTTAGTGCTTTGTAAGTAAATGCACGCCGTATGTTGTTACCATAATTAGCTTTGGCTTCATTATAATTCATAGCTTGATTCATACCAAAAGTCATTGGCTCCCATTTATCAAATCTACACTTTCTACCTTTTATAGTTCTAATAAAACCAAACTTACTAGCTGACTGAGTTACAGCTTCAGCTAATTTTTTTACAAATGGAACTCTGCTATTATATTGGTTAAGAAGTATTTCTGCTTTGTCTTTTGAAATACCTAATTCTTTAGATAACTTATTTTTACCCATACCGTAAAACAAACCTAAATTAATTGTTTTTGCTTGTGTTCTAGATATCTGTGCCATGTCGGCTACGATCTGATGAAAGTCGGCTGATTCATCCTGATAGGCCTTAATAAACTCATCAGATCCATCTAATTTTTGTCCGATGGCCGATGAATAGTGTGCTACTAATCTTGGCTCTTGCTGTGAGTAATCAAAAGAACCCCACTGTTTACCTTCTTCAGGTAAAAACAAAGATCTTATTTTATTACCAAATTCTTTATTACGAGCTGGAATCTGTTGTAAGTTTGGATTAGCATAAGATAATCTACCTGAGACAGTACCACCTTGATCAGATCTTAATTGATTTATTTCTGCGTGTATTCTACCCTTGTGCACATATCTTTGTATAGAATCTATGAATGTTGAATGAAATTTATTAATTTCTCTAGCTTCTTTTACTAATTTAGCTACAGGATGTTCACAGTTTGCCAACCAATTAGTTGTAAACGATGGCTCACCTGATTTCTGTGTTCTTGGATAATCCACTCCTATTCTATCAAACACTTTGGCCACACTTCTTGCAGCCCAAATATCTACACTTAATGTAGTTTCTTTTTTTATTTTAGATAGTAATAAAGATTCTTTTTGTTTAAATTCTTTTTTTAATAGTGATGCTTTTTCTTCATCAACCCTAATACCTGTAGCCCTCATCTTATGTAAAATAGGCAATAGTTGCATTTCCATTTCCCATACATCATTTAATGATTGTTGTTGTATCTCTGCTTTAAATCTTTGCCATAACCGTAAAGTTAATCCAGCGTCTTGCTCAGCATAGAAACCTACATAGCAGGCATTCTCCATAAGTCTTGTTTTGGATCTATGCCCCATTCTTTTGCTTTTTCATTTAAAAATGTTTCGTTTTTTATTTCGCCTAAATAATCTTTAGCACAGGCATTGAGCGAAAAGCTCCATCTGTTTTCATCAATAAGAGCTGCAGCTATCATAGTATCTACTATAGGTCCATTGACTTCAAAATTATTAAACTTCAACCAACCTAAATCGTATGCAGCATTATGAAATATCTTTGTGCTAGGTTGTTTTAATAGATCTTGCATCCATGCAACAGTGATATCTAAATCCATATTACCACCGGCGTCATGTGCTATTGGAAAATAATATTGTTTACCAAGTGCAGCTACAGCAAAACCTACAATGTGTCCTTTACCGTAAGCCCAACCAGCACCTAATTTTTTTAAATCAGGGTCTTTTGTTTCTAAATCTATAGCTACCTCATCCGCAGCTCTTAGGTCAGGATACTCTGAGGGGCAAACCCAATCAGAGTCTGTATAAATAAAATTTAATTGATGGCTCATACTTCTTCCTTATTCCATGCGTAAAGTAATAGAAACACACAAAAAAATATAAGAAACACAAATGATATTGATAAAAAAATCATTTCTTTTTCTTATGTCTCCCCATGTACCAATCACCCGGCTCATAGTTCCAACGTTTACCATGATGACCACGGATATCTGCATACCACATTCTTATTCTAACTATTAGTCTTTTTAACATCATACTTTGTAAAATTTATTGTAGCCTCCTCTGCTTCATGTTTTGGTAAATTACGATTAACAAAAATGTAATCAATGTATAAACATCTAACATTAAATAATGCTTGTGCAATATCAAACGGATAAAAACCAATAGATTTTAAATTACCTAATAAATTATACATACTTGGTGAACCAATGTTATATTGAAAAACAGGCACTTCAATTTGTAGCCATTTAGCATTTAAAACAGTCATCATTCCACCTTTGATTACCTCTACCTCTGCACCTTGCACGTCCATTTTTATCAAATCAAACTTTTCATCTTGCACAATGGTATCTAATAATTGTGTCTTTACTGTTGTTTTATCAAAAGGAACGTTAGATTTTTCTTTGTAAAAACCATTACCAGTTTGTTGAAAAGGATCTTTACAAACGTAAAAGTCTTTTTCAGTTACTTCATCACTTAAATAAACATTGTGAACTTTTCCTAAACTTCTTAATCTCTCATTATGTAATTTGTTTGGTTCTATTAATGTAAACTTTGCATCAGGATTAAAACTTTTTACATGACTTGACCAATCGCCAGCAGCAGCTCCAATGTCTAATACATTTTTAAATTTTATGTTAAAACGTTCTTTTGCACGTTCAAAAAATTTTGCATCAACTTTTGCCATAATCTCTTTCTATAATCATATCAATACAGTGTTTAGCTTTTAACAAATCCTTTTTACCACCCTTTAATTTGTGTCTCGTAATATATTTTATGGCTTCGCCTTCTGGCCACGGCAAATTATTTTTTATTGAGTATTGTGCTGGCTGAATGGTAAATGATTGATAATGTGAACCACCTTCTTGTTTTTTAAAAACCGACATAATTACTTTTATACAATTTATAATATTTACTCAACGGAAAATTATACTTATGGAAAGTTCCTAACAAATGCAGAGTATTGATTGCTCTAGTTACCCCTGTATACCAAACTCTTAATTCTTGTATTTTATCTAACAATGATTTTCTCTCGTAATGAGATGGGAAGTTACATTTTGAGGATAGTATTACGTTATCTGCTTCTCCTCCTTTTACTTGGTGAATAGTGTCAATTAAAATAGGGGCTCTTTCATCTAAATTAACCTCTGATTCGATTAGTTTCATAAAATATCTTTTTTCAGAATCTTTAAATTTTCTTTTAAACGCATCTTGCCAAGTTCCTTTTTGTTCAACCATGCCACCACGCAGATGTAGCTCATCATAATTAAAAAGTTGATTCGGGTGAGCAAAGCTCCACTTCTTGCTGTCCGCTGACCGGTAGCCATGATCTATGTTTAAAAGATAGTTGTACATAATACAGGCATCTTCTCTAGTTATTGCACCTCCATTACAAATCTTTTCCCAATCTTGTATAGCTTTCCACTGATTCATGTCATAAGATTTATTACCCTTCATATCCTGAAAGTATAAACCCATACCTTTTGCTTCTTCTTGTAATTCTTTTTTTACATCGTTAATTCTAGCAAGCACCATCCAATTACCATTGTTTTCAAAAGGCACTTTACGTAAAGAACTCCATCTATAAATCTCTCCGTCTTTGTCATTAGATTCAAACTCTTTTTCTACTCTGTGTCCTTCCATTCCGTTTAATAAACACTTAGCAAAAAAATGTACTTTTTTATTTAACCTTCTAGATTTATTTAAAATTTTAGATTTACCAGGGAATGTTTGAAAGTATGATACATCTGCACCGTTCCATTCATAGATTGCTTGGTCATCATCACCTGCAAGATAAACCTTATCTGCATTCAAAGCTAATTTAACAACCATATCCCACTGCAGAGGTGTAAGGTCTTGAGCTTCATCTACCATCAATACTTTAAAATTTATAGCCAATCCAGAAGTAATGAACTTCTGAACCATATCAGTAAAATCTAAACGATCGTTTTTGTATTGACCTGGCTCTACCTCAAATGTTTTATATCTTTCGTAATTATGTATGATGGATTTAAATTGTTGTAATCTTACTTTCTTCCTAGGTTCTTTTTTATATAAAGATATAGGATCTATCTTCATATTTCTTGCTTTATCGTATATCTGTAAGGACCAATTATTGTAAACATTTTGATCATCCCAGTTAGGCTTATAGTTTATTTTAATTGTGCCATACTCTGTATGAAACTGTAGCATATCAACTCTAGGATCTAACACTGGTATTTCTGCAAACTGTTGTCTAGCTAAACTATGGAGTGTTCTAAAATATTTAAAATCATCTTCATCATAACCTTTAAATTCTTTTCTTACTCTGTCCAAACACTCTTGAACAGCTTTGTTAGTAAATGAGATGTAACAAATCTCATCGGGTAAAACACCTCGTCTTAAAAATCTTTTTGCTCTTTGTAACAATCTATGAGTCTTTCCGGTGCCCGGTGGCCCAAAAAACTTAATTGTCT